CCGACTGGCTCGCATGACGCGGGTTTAGTCAAAACTAAAGGAGTTAATTATGGCATCTGCCGTTAATCAAATCCCGCAATACTTCACCACTGAATTCTCGTCCAATTGGGAGCATCTGCTTCAGCAGAAAATCTCCAAACTGCGCGAGTTCGTCAGCGTGGACACTGTTCGCGGTAAGGAGAAATCCTTCAATCAAATGGGCGCGGTCGAAATGACCAAAATCACGAGCCGCGCAGCCGACACCAACATTAGTGATGTTTCCTTGGCCAAACGCTGGCTGCGTCCGTTCCCTTACGAACACGCCACGCTTTTCGACGAGTGGGACAGCGAGTATCTGGGCGAGGTTTCCCTTCCCCAGTCCGAGACGGTGGCTAACCACGCCAACGCCTACGCCCGCACCGCCGACAAGGTGATCATCGATGCCGCTTTGGGCACCGCCTACACCGGAGAAACCGGAGTCACCCCGACCGTTCTGCCCAACGCGCAGAAGATCGCCGTGGACTACGTCGAAACCGGCTCGACGGCCAACAGCGGCCTCACCATCGCCAAGCTGCGTCAAGCGGCGTTCCTGCTCACCAACGCTGAAGTTGATGACAGTGACCCGCGCATCATGGTCGTTAGCGCCAAGCAGATCCAAGATTTGCTCCGCACGACCGAGGTGACCAGCGGCGACTTCAACACCGTCCGCGCCTTGGTCAACGGCGAGATCGACACGTTCATGGGATTCCGTTTCCGCCGTGTCGCTTCCAACCTGTTGCCCTACGCTTCGGGAACCGGCGTCCGCACCTGCTTCGCCTACGTCAAATCCGGCCTCAAGCTGGCTGACGCGGGCCGCAAAGTGCATGTCGATATCCGTGCCGACAAGTCGCACTCCCTGCAAATCCGCACTGTCGCCTCTTTGGGCGCAACGCGCATGCAGGAAGCCAAGGTCGTCGAAGTGCCCTGTGACGAAGTGCTCTAACACTAACCAAGGAGAACAACTAACATGGCTACATTCTACGCCGACATCGCTCCGAGCGATCTGACCCTCAACGTCCGCAACCGCACCAACGGCGACCTCACTCATGGGGACGTCCGCTACGCGGAAGCGACCTACACCTGCACCGGCACCGAAGCCGCGAGCGGAGACACCATCGAAGTGGCTGTCCTGCCCGTGGGCGCAACGCCGTTGCCGGAACTCTGGCGCGTGAGCAACGAGGCCAGCCTTGGCGGTTCCGTCGTGGCGCTCCCGAAAATCGGGGACGCGATTGACGACGACCGCTACAGCGCGACCTCCATCTCGCTCAATAGCTCCACCGCAGGCTCTGCCGCGGTCACGCCCAACGTCACCGCCAGCGTGCTTCCCCGTCACATCGTGACCGAAGCCACGCAGCGCGTCGTTGCCGCGATCAGCCGCACCAACGCGGTTACCGCAGGGAAGAAGATCAGCTTCCTCATCGCTTACAAACTGTAAGCCACCACTGATCAAACGCGCTGGCAGGCCGCGAATAAACGCCTGCCACCTTTTACACTTTCATGGCTGACGAAACCTCTATTGCCAATCTCGCGCTCGCCAAGCTGGGCATCAGTCCAATCATGGCACTGACCGACGATTCCAAGCAGGCCCAGTTTGCCAACCGCTTCTACAACCAGACCCGCGACGAGGTGCTTTCCTCGCACCGCTGGAACTTCGCCATGCGGCGCGACACGCTCAACCGCTTGGCCACCGGACCCGATTTTGAGTGGGAGTTTGCCTACCAGTTGCCGGTCGATTGCCTGCGCGTGGTGCAACTCAACGGCTACGAGCCGAGCGAGGAGCAGGGGATGTTCGCCATCGAAAGCGACCAGCTTCTGACCGACGCCGAGGAGGCCCAGATCCGCTACATCGCCCGCGTGACCGACGGCTCGTTCTACCCTCCGCTTTTTGTCCACGCCTTGGCCACCATGCTCGCCTCGCGCTTGGCCGGTCCCTTGACCGGAAGCCGCGAACTGCCCACCGCGCTGATCAACGAATACGAGGCCATCACCGGACCCAAAGCCCGTATGGCCGACGTTTTTGAGGAGCAGCGCCGACTCAAGCCCGCGTGGGTGACGAGCGACTTGGTCAAGGCCCGCTTCACCCGCTACCCCTACAACGCCTAATCATGGCCAATCTACTGGTCAGCGCCCTCAACGCCGGAGAGTTGAGTCCCTACATGGACGCCCGCGCTGACGTCGAGAAATACCAGAGCGGGTGCCGCACGCTGGAAAACATGGTGGTGCTGACCTACGGCGGCATCTACCGGCGGGCGGGCACCGAGTATCTGGGCGAGGCCAAGCTGGCCAACAAGCAGTGCCGCTTGATCGGGTTCAACTACAGTGTGACCACCCGCTTTGTCTTGGAATTCGGTGACCAGTATATCCGCGTCTGGGGCAACAACTCGCCGGTCCTCTCCGGCGGCTCGCCTTTGGAAATCGCCAGCCCGTATTTGGAAGCCGAGTTGCGCGAACTGCAATACGTTCAGATCAACGACGTCATGTATTTGGCGCACGCCAACCACGCCCCGCGCAAGCTGACCCGCGTGGCCGACGACAACTGGACGCTGGAAACGGTCAAATGGAAATACCCGCCGCTCCTCGACCAGAACATCACGCCGGTCACCATTGCTTCCAGCGCCGCCACCGGCAGCGCCACGCTGACCGCCAGCGCCTCGACGTTCGTGGCGGGCCATGTGGGTAGCCAATGGGCCATCCAGTGGCCGCGGACCAGCGGTTCGATTAACGAGGAGATCAACGGGACCAAGATTTCCCAAAGCACGCTCGACATCCAAGGCACTTGGACGATTACCACGGTAGGAACGTGGATCGGCTCCATCCGCCTTCTTCGCATCCCGACCGAAAAGATGAACTCCTCCGGAGGCGTGGATCTGACCAGCCTGTCGCGCTCCACCACCACGGCCACCGCGACCAAGGCGGCGCACGGTTACACCACGGGAGACAGCGTGTTGATCCCCAGCACCGTGGCCGCGCCCTTCGCCGGAACCTACACCATCACCGTCACCGGAGCGAACACCTACACCTTCACCGTGGCCAACAGCGGCGCGGCCAGCGCAAGCAATGCTCCGGTGCAGAACATCAGCCAGATGGAGGTGGTGCGGGAGTTCACCAGCGCCTCGACGGCCCGCAACTTTGTTGCGACCGGCACCGAGGACGAGCGGGTGGGGTTGAAAATTCAGATTCCAACGTGGACAAGCCACACTTCCGCACGCGTGTTCTTGGAATCGACCGACTTCAACTCCGGCGGCACCGTGACGATCAACAGCGTGGCCAGCGGCACCTCCGCGGGCGCGACCGTGGACCGCTGGCTGGGCAGCACCATCACCGCGACGACCCAGTGGACCGAGGCCGCGTTCAGCGCGGTGCGCGGCTACCCGCGGGCCGTGGCTGTCCACGAGCAGCGCCTGTGCTTCGGCGGCACCGCCCACCAGCCCAACACCGTCTGGTGCAGCAAGGTGGACGACTTTGAGAATTTTCAACTGGGGACCAAGGAGGATGACGCGCTGTCCTTCTCTGTGGCCTCCTCCGAGGGCAACCGCATCGCGTGGATGTTCAGCCAAAAGCGCCTCATGCTGGGCACCAGCGGCGACGAGTGGACAATTGGCGGGGCCAGCACCGACCAGCCCTTCAGCGCCAACAACGTGCAGGCCCAGCGCCAGAGCAGTTTCGGGAGCAAGACGATGCGGGCCATCCTGCTCAACGACGTCCTGCTTTTTATCCAGCGTCGCGGGCGCAAGGTGCGCGAACTGACCTACAACTTTGAGCGCGACGGCTGGGTTGCTCCCGATCTGACCGTCCTCTCCGAACACATCACCAGCGGCGAAATCGTCGAACTGGCTTTCCAGCAGCAGCCCGACGCCATCCTCTGGGCGGTCAAGGGCGACGGCAAGCTGGTGGGCATGTCCTACGAGCGTGACCAGAACGTCGTCGCGTGGCACCGGCACTCAACCGACGGCGACTTTGAGAGCGTGGCCACCGTCTACGGACTCTCCGGCGCGGACGACGAGGTCTGGTTTGTGGTCAAGCGCACAATCAACGGGCAGACAAAACGCTACATCGAAAGATTCAAGCCCGACAACCGGATCAACTTTGAATCCGAAACCAAAGCCGATTGGTGGTATCTGGACTGTGCCGCACGCTACAGCGGCACCGCGACCAGCACCGTGACCGGACTTTCCCACTTGGAGGGCAAAACCGTGGGCGTCTTGGCCGACGGCGCGGTGCAACCCAGTGCCGCCGTGGCCAGCGGGCAGATCACGCTGACCAAGCCCGCGGCCAAGGTGCTGGCCGGTCTGCCCTACACCTCGACCATCCTGCCCATGAAGTTCGACTTCCAGTTGCAGGACGGCCCGACCCGCGGACGACGCAAGCGGATCAACCGCGCCACCGTGGGCCTCTACAAGTCGCTGGGCGGGGAAGTCTCGACCAACGGCACGGAGTGGCTCTGGCTCTACCCGCGGGACTTCGACGACCCCATGGACGCCAGCCCGCCGCCCTTCTCCGGCGATGCCGAGGTCGTCGTCGCGGGCGACCATTCCTTCGACGGCAATTTCTACCTGCGCCAGACGCAACCCTACCCGCTGACCATCCGCGCTCTGGTCATAAAGCTCGACGTCTTTGGCGATTGACATTACCGTGTTTTGACTAAACCCATGAGTGACCCGCTTCTCCAGCTTCGCATGTATGATCCAGCCAAGGATCACGCCATGATCATGGAGTGGTGCGTGGCGCACGGGCATGTGGGCATTCCGGCCAACGTCCTGCCAAAGCTGGGCGTGGTGGTGCAGGCCGACGGTGAGGACGTCGCCGCGCTCTGGCTTTACATGGACAACTCGACCGGCGTGTGCTTTGCCGAGCACCCGATCACCAAGGGCAATATCAGCGTAAAGCTGGCCAAGCGGGCGCTTATGTTTGCCATCGAATATTTGAAAAACGAGGCACGCGCCAACGGATACTGGGTCATGCGCGTCTTCACGCTACCGGCCATCGCCCGCATGCTTAAAAAGTGCGGCTTCGGCCAAGACGGCACCGGCTATGTCAGCATGGCCTGCCCGCTAATGGAGGATGACAATGGGAACGGGCGCTGAAATCGCACTGATCTCCTTGGCTGCGACATCCGTCGCCGCCTCCATCGGCAGCGCCGGTCTGTCTTTCTACGGCCAACAGCAACAGGCCGCAGCCGCGCAGCGCATGGCCGACTACAACTACCGAGTCGCCCAGCAGCAGGCGCAAATGCAGGCACAGGCCGCGCAATACCAAGCCGAATTAAGCTACCGCCAAAGCCAGATGGCCGCGGACGCCGCGCAGTCGCAATACCAAGCGCAACTCAACAACGCCGCGCAATACGACCAGCAGGCGCTCCGCGTCGAGCAGGAGGCGAGGGAACGCGCCCGCCGGATGCGCGAGGAAAACGAGCGCATGCTGGGAGCGCAACGCGCCAGATACGGCAAGGCCGGTGTGACCAGCGCCGGTTCGCCGCTCACCGTCATGGCGGAAACCGCGGGCCTCTTGGAACTGGGCGTGGCCGACGAACTTTACAAGGCCGACATGGAACGCAGCGCCTTCTACCGCAAGGGCGAGGCCGAGCGTTACCAAGCCGGATTCTCGCTCCTCGACAAAGCCGCCGCCGAATACGAAATGTCCGCGTCACGTTTTCAAGGTAACGCCGCACGGCAAGGCTACGCACTGGCCATGAACACGGCCCGCGGCGAGCGCATGGCCGGTCAGAACACCGCCTCCGCGCTCCGCACTGGCAGCTACGGCTCGCTGCTGCAAGGCGCAGGAGACGTCGCCAACATGGGTTTCAACTACGGCGTCTACCGCGCTGGATAGCATCATGGCCAACATTCCTTTAGTCCAAGTTCCCAACGCCCCGCAGACCGGCAACACCGCGGTGATGACCGATCCTTCGGCCATCCGCACGCCGAACTTCCGCAGGGGCGGGGCCATGATTGCCGAAGGCGTCAACATGCTCCGACAGGAGAAACTTCCCGCCGCGGCCTTCGACGCAGGCGGCATGGGCGCGGGACTGGAGGCGCTGGGCAACGCCGGTAGCAACGCCGCAGCCGCCTTCGGAGATTTCGCGGTGCGCCTTGGCCGCGCCAATGACGAGGCGCAGATGGTTTACATGGACGATATCAAAACCGACGTCCTTTCGCGTTTTGAAGAAGAAACGCTGACCAAGCCGCCGGATCAGTGGGGCAACATTTGGACAACCAAATACGAACCGCAACTGGTGGACAAGATCAGCAAGCTGCCCATGAGCAGTCCGCTGTCGGCCAGCAAGCGTGATGCGGCGCTCAAGAGTTTGCGGCTTCGGACGTCGGCGGAAGTGCGGAGCATGGCCAATAAGCGCCGCGTGGATTCCTACCGCACCACGCTGACCGCACACATGGAGCGCCAACTGGTCAACGACGACGTCGAGGGGGCCGAGGCGACCAACGCCAAGATGTTTCAATTGGGCCTTATCGATGAGGGCCAGCGTGAGAAAAACACCACCGACATTTTCAAGGTCAACAAACAACGCACCGACGCGGCCATGTGGGGCAACATCGAAAGCGAAATCCTCGCCCACTCGCGGGACGCCAAGGCCGCGGACTACTACGCCATGAGCGCCGATCTGGAGGAGGCGCTGGCCAGCAAAACCTACAAGAGCAAATTCTTTTCCGAACTCAACGGCGAACCGGCGGCGCTGAAAAAGGCGCTGCAACTGACCAAGGGCTACGAGCGTGACGGCATGATCGACCGCATGAATGAAGCCGTCACCCGCGTGGCCGCGGGGGAATTCGGCACCGAGGACGAGTTGCGCGAGGAATACGGAGAACTGCTCGACCCCGAGGGGTTTGACAAGGTCCGCGCCACTTGGGCGCAATCGCCCGAAGAGCAGGCCAAGCGCCTTGCCCAGCGCCCGCAACTGATCACCGCCATCGATCTCTACGATCCGGCCAGCGACCCAGAGTCCAAGGACTTCGACCGGCTCCTCTCGTGGGTCCACACCATGCCCGCCGGTTTCCAAGCCGACTTGAGCCAGATGCTGCGCGACAAAAAGAAAGACGCGCAACCCAAGCCCAGCACCGCCATCGAAGCAATCAAGCAGCGCAGCCGCGAGATGTTCGACACCGGCAAGTATGGCGCGACCGGCACCGAAGAGGCTTGGCAAGCGGCCAAGACGCGCCAGTCCCGCGAGATTGACATGCTCAATAGCTGGGCCGCGGCCAACCCGAAAGAAGCCGCCGACGCAACCAAGGTGACCGCGCAATACAACGAGATCCGCACCAAGATTTACCAAGAGGACATGGCCGATGGAACCGCCGACATGCCCAAGCCGGATACGCTCAAGCCTCCGACCCTTAACCCGCGCCGCGTCCTGCAAGACCCGCGCCTGCGCGACGAGAACGAGTCGCCGCTCGACGCCGTCCAGTTGCCAATGGGCGATGGTTCGTGGCAAGTCACGCCGCAGACCCGCGACCAGATCAAGACCTCCAGCCGCGCCGGTCAGCGGCAGATTTCCTTGGATTTCAACTCCGGCGTGGCCACCAGCCGCGGCGTGGAGATTGTGATCCCGCACGACGCCACACCCGAAGAGCGGGCCGCGGCGCAGGCGTATGTGGACAAGACCGTCGCGTGGTATCAGTCCAAAGGTATTGAGGTGCCGAAGGGCCGCGTGCTGACCAAGACGGGCAGGGGAGCCAAGGTCAGCCGCTTCCACACCGAGCCGTTCTACATCCAAGACGCCGACGCGATGGCCGCAGTGCAGAACGACCCCGACGGCTACGCCGCCATCTTGGAGGATACCTTGGGCCGGTTGTCCGGCGCGACTTTCATCGCCCCGCACAAGACCAATGACGGCGGCGCACAAAACGACACAATCAACGAACGCGACTTCGCCCGCAGCTACGTCATCCCCGCGCTCCAGCGGCGCAAGGGCGAGGAACCCACCCTCATGGCGCAAAATGAGTAGCGTCATTAACGAGGGCAGTGTCTCCCGCGGCGCGGCGGGCAGGCAGACCGCGGACTTCACGCTGGACATCGACGACCAGAGGGCCAGCGAACTCTACGACAGTCTCGACGCCGCCAACCCCTTGGAGCGGTCGCAATACAAAAAGGCGCTCCGCAACTGGGCGGAAACCAAGCTGGCCGAGGAGCAGTCGCGCAACTACGACGATCTGACCGGCATCTACGCCGACGTCAACAGTTGGTGGTCTGACTCCGGCGGCGGGCAGGCCGACGACGAGGTCAAATTCGGCGCGGCCAACCGCAAGTTCATTGCCGCCCAGACCGGCCAGACCGCCCGCGAAATGGGCGACCTTTATCCGAGCGAACGCGACCGCTGGTTTTTGCAGAACATGGGCAAAGCGCCCAAGACCGAAAGCGAAGCCTTTGAACTTGTCCGCAAGTCGTTTGAGACAAAGAAGCAAACCGACGAAGCCTACGACCTCATCGCCGGAGACGTTGCCCTTTCTCTTTTTGACCAAGTCAACAAAGGCACGCCGGTAGATATCCCGACCTTGATCACCAAGTGGAAGGAAGAGAACGCCGAGATCATCGCCGCGCTGCCGGACAACTGGGAAGCCAACACGCTCAAGGCCGCAGAACAATACTACGTTGAAAACGAGCAGATGCTGCGCGACCACGGCGACGTCCTGCAACGGCTCTACGCCAATATCATCAACGTCACCGGACGCAAGGTCGAGGGAGCGCCGGAGGATGACGTCAAGACGGTCGAAGACCTCAACGCCATCATTGACGGGCTGGGCGAATTGCCCAAGGAAGTGCGCGACCGTGGCTACGCCGCCATCTTCATGGCCGCAAAGCGCCAAGGGATGGACGACAAGGGCTTCTGGGAAATGGCCGCGGAGGCGTGGCCGCGCTCGCTCAACATGGTCCGCACCACCGCTCTGGTCGCGCAGGAAACCGACGCCGAGGCCAAGGTTGCTGTCCTGCAAGGCGAAGGCCCGCTTTTCCGCAACAAGAACACCGGCCAACTGACCCGCGCCACCGGCACCGCCTTCAGCCCGCAGGACTTTGAGGAGGTCAGCACCGAGGAGCGCGGAACTCTCTTGCAGCAGGCCGAGCGCGAATTGCAACGCTTCAACGTCATCCGCGAACTACGCGACTTGGCCGACAACCGCTTTGATCCCGTCAAGAGCAACGCCACCGGCACGCTCAAGTTCGTGCAGGATATTGCCCTCTTGGGGCCGCAATCGCTGGCCTTCACCGGAGTCGCCGCCATTCCCGTTGTCGGCCCCGTTTTGACCGGCGCGGCCATCTACGCCGACGAATACAACCAACTCCGTCTGGAGGGCTTCACGCCCTCGCAATCACGCACCTTGGCCGCGGTTAGCGCCCCGCTCCAGACCGCCGCGGAGGTCTTCGGTGCCAAGCTCGTTTTCGGTCGCTACAAGTGGTATCGGGAGACGATCCAGAAGCTGGTCAATCCGGCGCGGTTTGCCCGCACCACGCAAGGCGCGGTCAGCTTTTTCGGCAAGGTGGTGGGCGAAAACATCACCGAAGGAACGCAGGATTTGACCACGCCGCTGGTGCAGGATGTCGCCGCCGCGTTAAGCGACGAGTTTCCCGACGTCAACTGGGAAGAGACGCTGACCCAGTGGAAAGACA